GTATTTCATTATGCATGTATGCACATACACTCATAAATTTTAGTTTTCTGTTGTCAATCAAAAACATTAACTAGCCTTTTATGATACACTTCTCATAGTCTGCTTTATACCAAAGCTTTTTATGCTCTTCATCTGTAAATTTTTCCCATTTGCCAGTTTCTGGATTTGTTGCACCTTTTCTACTGCTTACTTCTGCTATTGTTTCTTCCATGCATTTTTTTGCATCGTACCCTGCTTGTTCTGTAAAATTAATATTAAAAACATTCATATCACAACTTGCATCTATTACTGTATTCATGTTAAGTTCTTCTGGATAAAAATAGTACAGTCCCATAAATTCTTTTACTTTTCGTTCTATCTGTTCATCCCTGTAATGCATCAACTCAAACAGTTCCTCTATTAAACATCTCACATGCGTTTTATGGTCATAGCCTTTTATTCCTCTATCTTTTCTCCAGCTCTTTAGGTTTTGAAATATAGAAAATGATTTATCTTGTTTTAAAATATTTTCAAGTTGTTCATTGTAAGAATTTGCATCTGTACATTCTATAACTACCGGTTGACTAGAGACAAAGTCTCCAACATATATAATTGCTATTTGCAATAACTCTTTATTTGTTCCACATAATATAGGTGTCATCTTATCTTCTCCTAATTTTAGTTTGTTTCCCTCTAAAGAAATTTTTATCAAATGTTCCTTTTTTGGGTTTTTCTTCTTTTATTTCTTTTTCTTCTGGATGTAATTGTTCATTCCAGTATTTGTCAATATTAAGCCCACACTCTTCGCAGTATGTAACACTTAAATTTTCATGCTGATGTTTGCATCTTGGACAATGTTTATAATTTGTCATTTCTTTTCCTCTTGTAAATGTATATATACAGCTCTTGAAACTATGTATCCAAGAACAAAGTAAATAAAGCACTCCATTTTAATTCCTAACAATATTGTTTTTCAAATCTTCAAGTATAGATTCGACATCTTGATAAATACTTCCCTCGCTCATTAAAAGAGTTGTTTTTCTATTTGGAATATTGATTTGATATTCAATTTGAGTATCATCAAATGTTATGTTCATTTTTATTGTTTTTATTTTTCCTTGAATAATTTCATTTCCATGTAATATAAAAACAAAATCTTCAGGACTAAATTTTGTTTCAATTTTCATCTTCTTTTTCCTCTGGATACTGTATAAATCCACCCATCAGCTCTGTTATCTTTTCAAAGTCTTCTCTGCTGATATTATTCTTTTCGACATCATATGAATAGCAGTTTATGCATAGCTCATAGTATTCATTATCTTCAAGCTCTTTGCTCTTTTTTGGATGCCATATCCTAAGCTGTCCATCTCCTAAGAAATGAAGAAGCCAACCATCTTTTTTAAATAGTTCTTGCTCTATAATGCTTATTGTTTCGTTTGCTTTTTCATGCTCGAAACATGCATCTGTTATAGAAGAAGAGATATCCCTTAGTACTTCATTTTTTCTCTCTTCTTTTTTTTCTATATCATTTTTTATTCTTGTGATGCTGTCTATCAAAGTGCTAAGTTCATCTGTACTTATTTCGCTGTATTTGATGTCATCTATTATTCTATTTATCATGCTGTTCGAACTCCTCTACAATATATTTGCTGTCTTTTTTAAACTTTTCTATATTCTCTAGTGTGCTGAATTTACCATCAATTTTATTTTTAACTATCTCGTAACCGCTTTTGTGTTTTAGTATGACAATGTCTGCATTATGAGCTTTTTCGTTGCTTCCAAATATTTTATTTGCATTTGGCTGCATCACTACCAGTACTTTTATTTTGTCTCTATTTTTAACTGCTGTTTCAATATCTTCTAACATCTTATTCTCCTAATTCTTCTTTTATATCTCTAATTCTTAATTTTCTCAGTAGTCGTTGTTCTTCTCTGATTTCTTTTTCATCTTCAGTTTTATCTACAAAAAGGAAAGAATTTCCACCTCTTACATATTCTTTGTAGTCAATCCATGTCAATGTTGAAATTAATATCATAAATCCTATGTATGTCATTTTTTATCTTTTTCTTTAACTATATATTTACCTTTTCTTCTGCTTACTGTCACTAGTTCTTGGTTTAAGGCATGTTGTAAAATCTGGATAAAAGAATCTTTACTCATTGTTACCCCCCCCTCAAAAAACAAGTTTTTTATATTTAATTCAATGATGTTGTTATTGTTTTTCATCTTTATTCTCCTGTTTTAAAATGTACAAAAGCTGCTTTATATACATCTTCGTAATTTTCATGCGTTGTTGTAAATACTGGTCTTATTCCATCTTTATCAAACATAAGTACACTTAGACTTTTTCTTTTATATAGTGAGTCTATTTCTACTTTGAAGTTCCACTTCTCATCATCCTCTTGTTGGTCCTTTTCTAGCTTATATCCTTTTGATAGGTAATATTCCATAATTACTGCTTCAAGTTCAGAAAGCTTGTCAGGTCCCTCGAGCTGATTAAGTGTCTTCTGAATAAGTTCTGGGGTCTCAATATTTAAATATCTATTAGTAAGTATGCTATTTAGTTTTTTTGTAGCCCTAATGTCATCTAGTGCATTATGTGCTTCAAGTTCTACATTGAAGTATTCGCATATAATTTCTAATTTATCACTTGGTGTGTCTATAAAATCCATGTATTTTAAAAACTTCACAAGTGCAAAAACATCAAGCTCTTTATAGTTGAAATAAGAACCATAAAACTTATGATTGTTGTCTTTAAACCATTCTTGAATAAATCCTGTATCAAAAGGTGTGTTGTAGCCATTTACTATAAACTTATCCTCTTTATCAAATTTATCAATGTATTTGTCTAATATCTCAATAAAAGAGTTAAAACAATCAACGCTATCTGCGTAATCATCTGATGTGATTTCATCAAGTGTTTTGTTGCTTATGTCTAATGCTTTTTGGTCTATTTCTACTTCTTTGTTGTATGTAAGTGGATTAATTTTAAATAATCCACTCTCAAGCTCTTCTCCATCAACTTCTATGATATAAGCCAACTCTCTCATTCCATGTTTAACTTTATCTAGTCCTGTTGTCTCTGTATCTATATAAATTACTTTTTTCATATTATTCCTTTCCATCTGTTCGCTTTCGCTCACTTCTCAAGTTTCAAGTTGTCACAAGCGAAACGAGAACCAAAGAACCAATACGAATACCAAACGCAAATGTTCCAATGCGAGGCACGTGACCCAGCATTCGCCCCATCGCCACGATGGCCACCAAGTATGAATCTATCATCATCTTCACTTTCTTCGCCATAAGGTGTGCTACTCCATACCCATTGAACTCCAGTTGCTTGTTCAATTCCATATTTTGATACAAAGTCAGGAATATGTTTTGTAGTACCATCATCTAACTCTCTTGCACTAACATTTTCTTTTACTCCATCCATAGCTACTTGAAATTCATCTTTTGTTAAAAGTCTTTTCCTGTGTGCATTTGCTATTGCATCAATATCTGCACCTTTCAAATCTTTAAGTCCATCTGGAATTTTTCTACCATTATTGTTGCTTCCTGCTGCTATATGCTTACCAGCTCTTGAAGTACCATACTCTTTGTGTTCACTATTAGTTAAATAAATATCTACCCAAATTTTTAATTTTGGAATATATACCATTCCTGACGGATCACATAGAGGTCTATGTTTTTTATCCCAGATGCTATAAGCATTGATACCTCTTATTTTTTTAGCTTGTTTCTGAGTTATATTGTTTCTAGGTTGGAAGTCTTCTGGTATAAGTCCATAGTGGAAGCCACCGATAACTAAATATTCATCAAATTCTTCTGCATCTGCTTGAGCAATAGTGTATTTGTCATCTGCATCTTTTAGAACATAATAATCTGTTCCAGCTTTTTTAAATTCATTTGTTTTTGGAAGATTGTTTAATGATAGCCTAGTTCCATCAACATCTATTGTATGCGGATTTACTTTTTTAATAATCGCTTTTGATTTAAACGGTTTGTCTTCTTGAAAAAGACTTGATAATTCAATTGCATTTATACTGTTTGGAATATTTTGCTGTTGTTCTATTCCTGTAATAAGTTTTACAATATCATTCGCATCAAAATCAGTTTTAACTGATACCTCTGTACCTTTTGTTTTTATATTGATTTTTGTCATCTTGTTTCTCCTTTTATTAGCTGACATGAAGTCAACTTATAAGAGTACCTATTCAGTTTTTTTACATTGAAACAAGATGTAAAGATTGTACGGAGGAAGAATTTTTTATCTGAATAGATACTCATATAAATAGACTTTATAAGTTTCGTGAACGAAAAAAGCCGAGCTTCTGCTGACCGTACTTGGTCGGCAAAAACTCGGCAATTATTTTCCTTTTTTTGTCCTAGTTGTAGTGAATTTAGAGTGAAATCAAGTGTAAGTGCTTCTATGTTTTTAATATGTGCAAAAGTCCCGCTATTGCATTGTTTGTCGTGTTTTAGCTGTTTGTAAGTTTGTTTTGATAGAATTTCGCCAATGAATGTCGCTTCGGACTCATAAGCCGGAGGTCGGGAGTTCAAGTCTCCCCCTTGACACCACTGTTTATCGGCTTCATAGCAATTTTCAAAAAAATAAAAAAACTTACTCGGCAAAAACTCGGCAATTAATAACATGACTCTTGCTTCTCCTTTTCGTTTACAATATAGAAAAAGTTGTTAGCCATTTCAATATCTTTTTTACTACTTTCGTGAGTAAAATATACATCATTTAAAACTCTTGAGCTTTGCGTCCATCCTCCAACAGATTTTAACCATGCTTCATCAGCTCCGTTGTTTTTCATGATGGTTACATAAGTATGTCTTGATGTATATAAATCTTTGTCTTCTATTTTGGTTTTATTTAATAGTGGTTTCCAGTAGTATTTATTAACTGTTTTACTATCACTAAAGCAAGTATTATATTTGCTTACAAATACCCATTTATCTTGGGTTCTCTCTTCAAAATGTTTCATAAGCATATCTTTTGTTGTATGGTCTAAAGGTATAAGCCTTGTGTGATTTTTAGTTTTATTAGTATTGTTATTTTCTACAATTTGATAGTCATTGTTTATAAAGTCTTCAATTGTAGAATTTCCAGCCTTTTCTGTCACTCTACCTTTTGTTATAGACCTTTTTAAATCAATAAAACCATTATTAAAGTCTATATCATCCCACATCAATCCTATAGCTTCTCCGGTTCTTACTCCAGTACTAAAGATTAAACATAGGAATACTTTAAACCATCCCTCACTCTCTTTAATAAGAGCAGTAACTTCTCCAGCTGTGTAAGGAACTCTTTTATTTGTTGTAACAGTTATTGCATCTGCAAGTGCTACGTAATTTTTGTGAATAATGTCATCAGCTACTGCTTTGTTCATTATTAAACTGAGTGTATCTTTGCACTTCTTGGTTGTGCTTGTAGACCTTTTCTCAAGCATGAAGTTTTGCCACATTTCTATTTCTGTTGTTTTTATGTCTTCAATAAAAAACAACTTTTTAGCTTCAAAATAAGGGAGTATATGATTTTTTAAATATCCCTCTTTTTCCTTTTGTGTATTTGTGTTTCGACCTCTTGCTGTAGCTTCAATAACTTTTAGACCATAAGACTCAAGATTTGTTTTTTCCTGTTTCGTATTTTCTTTATCAATAAGTTTTAAAAGAACATCTCTGTGATTTTTCTTAATCCAAGCAATATTAAGTTTTGTTGCTTCTTTCCCTGTTGACTTTCTATAAAATTTTCCATCAACAGTTCCAAGAACATAAATTATATTACCGTCTTCAAGTTCTCCAGTAGTTTTGTTTCTCTTTTTTGGGATATCCCAACCTTTACCTCGCATAATGTCTCCTTATACGAAGCACCACATCTTGTTTCACGTATATTTTACCGCCTTTTTTCTTGTAGTCTTCTTCTGGTTCAAAGTTAGCTATTACATATTTTCTTAAAGTGTTTGCAGCTTTTCCAGTTAAATTTGATACTTCGGATAATGATAATTCATCTGGAATAAGAGATTTAAGCTCTTTGTGTTCAGCTTTAATCTCTCTAATCTCTGATAGTATAGTAAGAAGAAGTCTCTTTTCTTCGGTTATCATTTTTTGTTTCTCCGTACATAATCTAGTTATGTATTGTAAACACTATAACCTTAAAAGTTTGTTAATCCGTTTTAGTTTTGATTAATATTTGTGGTTTGTTTTGTGGTATCAGTTTGTGTTCCTGTTCCATCTTCGGTATCACTTACCATACTATCTATATATGAATGTGTATGGTTTGTATATTTTTCATTTGCGATTGTTCCATTTGGGTTAAATGTAATCGAGAATAAATCAGCTATTGACTGTATCTTTGCTTGAATAATTTGAAGAGATTGATTTATATTGTTTATACTTTGTGTATTTGCATTAACATCTTCATTTAAACTGCCTATCGTTGTGTTTTGTAGTTCTTCAATAAGTTTATCAAGCTTTTTAGCTCTTTTATAAGCTAGGAGTCCTAACTTATCTTTTTTTTCATCTAGCATTTATAAATTCCTTTATGCTATATATTTTTTCTCTACATTGTTCAGCTGACTTATAAAGCCTTACCATATAATCAGCAGCTTCACTTTGCATAGTAATATTTGGAACTTTTGGAATTTCACTGCATTCTAAAAGTTCATTTGGTACTTGCTGTTTTTCTATCTTGATTTGTGTTATTACTTTTGGTGTTACCACCTTGGAGTTGTTGCAACCTGTTAAAAGTATTAACAAGAACAGGAGCTGCAATCCCATCATCTTTTTCTTTAACATACCTAATCTCCTCTATAATTTTTGAGTATTCTATTGCTCTTGATAATTCTTTTTTATGTTGAGCTCTCATGATTTCAAATGCTTTATTTGTTTCTTGTTTAAATTTACTAAATGCTTTTTCATTTTCTTTATTTACCTGAATTGCATCTTCTAGTTTGCTGTTTAACACTGCATTTATTTCAGTTAGATTTAATATCTCTTTTTGTTGGTTTAATATTTTGTTTTTTTGATAATAAATATACCCACCTGTTGCAACAATTACTAATGCTATACCAATATATAACAATGTGTTTGATTTGTTAAAAATGAAGCTTTTTATTGCAGTAAGCCATACCATCTTTTAATCCTTTCAACATAAGTAATTGTCTCTTTACTATGATGTCCTGTAATATCTTTTAGGCATGGTTTTATATCATCCCATAATTTTGCATTGCCGCATTTCTTTTGTGCTTTTAAGATGCTTCCCATACCTGCATTGTAACTTGCTTGAGCTAACTTATTTTTTTCTATAACTGGTCTATTCCAACTCCATCCATTTCTAAGCTTTCTCATGTAGTAGGCACCAGCATAAATTGCATAGCTTGGTATAAAGGCATTTGAATAAACTGGATAGTCTAATTCTTTGCTTATTTGTTCCCATGTTTTTGGCATAAACTGTGCTAGTCCCATGGCACCAACTGGAGATACTGCATCACTTTTTAATCTGCTCTCTTGATAAAGTTGTGCTTTCCAATACTTCCACTCTTCAAAATCTGCCCAGTAGAGCTTTACGCTCTTTTGAATCTGGGCATCATATTTTGAACTAAAAGAAACTGCTGACAATGATTGCGATAGCAATAAGCCTACCAGCAAAATAAATACCGAGTGCTTTTGAATCATGTCTAACCTTTTCAAATTCAGTTTTAAAATCAAGTCCTATCATTTTGTCTGATAGTCTTGCTGTCATCCAAATAAACCCAAGGGTAACTAATGCGTAAAACAGTTTTATTAAAAAATCCATTAGTAAAAACTTGTCCATATTTTTCCTTTATTTATATAGCCACCCTATGACGGCAGCTAAAATCATATTAAATAGTGTAAAGTATCCCATTGATTTGTACATAAACTTTTTAATATCTTCAACATCAAAAAGAATACCTCCACGCCCATCTTTTCCATAAACAGTTCTGTTTAAAGTAGTAACTTCATTTCTAAGCTCTTTTGTTTCAGCAATTTGTGTGTCTAGCTTATCAATTCTTTTGTGAACTCTAGTGAAGCTCTCTCTTAAATTTGCATCCATGTTCTCAATTTTTTCATTGATAACTGCAATGCTTTTAAGAGATTCTGTTAAATTGTGAAGCTCTGTGACTACTCTATTTAAGTTTTCCGATAGAGCTTTAAACTCATAATCGTGCCTAGTCACTTTCTCCCTTATTTCTTCATCTGATAATGGCACCTTATTCTCCTATACTCTTCATGCAGTGTTCACTTTCAAGCATTCTTAAAAATTTGCATAACAATTTTTCGAATCTATTTGCTTTTCCAGCTTTTATTCTTCTTCCAACATGAGAGCTAATAGTTTCATCTTGGCTACCATTCCAGAGAAGAACATTTCCCATTTGGTCCAGCACTAAAAGAAATCTTAAAAGTCTAGATCTCTTCTGCATGTCTGTTTCAAATTTTAAAATAAGCTCTTCTCTATCCATCCCTCAATCCTTACCCAGCAAAGTTAAAAGCTGGTAATTCTGCTAAAAACTCATCTTTAGCTGGTAATGTTCTAGTTCCTGCAAATACTGAAGCTTGAATCAATCTTGCTGTTTCCCAAACTGTAACATTCCAGTTCCAAACTGCTAAACAAAAACCTTGATGTGCATAATCAGTGTTATCTTTATAGTTTGCACAGCTATGAACATCTCTAAACTGTAAACCATTTGCTTTGTTATAAGCATCAACTTCTTTTTGGATGTATTCTTCAACATATCCAGTAAACTCTTTTACAGTTGCTTCTTTTGTAGCAGCTGCTAACTCTTCATCTCTTTTAGCTATGGCAGTTTCAACTTCGTTTTTTTCAACTTCTGTTTTTGTATCAAGATAAACATGTTTCTCTCCACTCATTACAACTATTCTTTTTGTTTGTTCTGACAAAATGTCGACCAATGGTCTTGCGTTAATTTGCTCTTGCATATTCTAGTTCTCCTCTTAGTAAATTTAGTAAATTAAAACTATCTGCTTTAGTTGCGTGACCTAGCCAACTACCTAGAAAAACACGCAGTTTGTCAAATAGCTTTAATTTAATAAATCTTTTTATATTTCTTTTTGCTCTTGTAACGGAGTCTTTTCTTATTAGTTTAAAAGTTGATTTAATTCTCATTCCCAAGAAGTTTAAAAACTGTACATCTGCTTTTTGAATAAACCATTTGCTAAACTTTAGTTTCATAAATATTTTTATGAATTTATTTAATATTTTTTGAACTTTTTTTAGTTCTGTTTTGCTATGACTAAAAATTACAGTATCATCCATGTATCTAAAATAGTTTTTAATTTTTAGTTTGGTTTTTATGAAGTGGTCAAATATATGACCAAAGATATTCGCACATAGTTGAGATAGTAAATTACCTATCATTATCCCCTTTTCGCAAATAAATTTAAAGAATAATCTTAGAGTTTTTCTATCTGTTATCTTTTTTGCTATTTTTTCTTTTAATAGCTTTGAATAAATACTTTGAAAATATTTACTAAAGTCCATCTTTAAAAAGAAAACCTCTCCAACTTTTTTCATTTTTCTCAATGTGGCTTGTACTTTATTTATACCTTTATGTGTACCTTTATTTTTTCTACACGCATAAGATATAGGGTAAAATGTTTTTTCAAAAATTGGTTCTATGATGTTGTTTATTGCATGCTGCACAACTCTATCTCTAAAAGGTAAGCTATTTATCTCTCTTACTTTTGGTTCATAAACTGGAAAGCTAAAATATTTACCAATTTTATATATCTCATTAATCATTTGTTGCTGTAAAATATATAGATTTGCTTCAAGGTTTTCTTTGAATTTTAAATGACCACTGCTATATCTATTTCCACCTTTCAATGCTTTTTTATATGCATCTCTTAGGTTGTCAATATCAACAATTTTGTCAAAAAGGTTTCTATATTTTTTACCCAATTTCTTTTCCTCTTTTTTTATGTGCTGTCTTCTAGTTTCGATGTTTCACTACTCTTAGTTTTACAGACCCATTACTTTGTTTGCTTACGCAGGACAAATAAGCTGACTATTTTTAGTCTCACTACTTAACCCGTAAGTTAAATAAGTGCTATGAATAAATACTCACAAGCGAAACGAGAACCAATGTTCCAATTCGAATTCCAAACGTAATTGTTCCAATTCGAGGCACGTGACCCAGCATTCGCCCCATTGTCACGATTGCCACCAAGTTTCACGGTTGTCTTACTTGCCCTTTATTTTTTATCATTGTTCCTACTATTTTTCCAACTTCCGCAAGAAGAATAGAGGCTACTTGATGTCTTCTTGGACTTATAAGCTTTCGTTTTTCATCTGCTAAAAATCGCAAGTGATAACGAAGCAATGCCAAGGAAGCATCTGCTTCATATAATTTACTGATATGATTTGATTTGGCTGCTTTATAAAAAAGGTCCACTTGTTTAAACACAAGTTTAATAGTCTCTTCTTTTACGATTCCATGTTTTCTAGGAATTTGCTGTAAATATGGATAAATGTAATTTACAAATTCATTGTATTTTTCAATTACTACCAAATCGCTATCATATCTTTTCATATAAACTCCGTTCGCTTCCGCTCACTACACAAGCTTCAAGTGGTCACAAGCGAAACGAGAACCAAAGTTCCAAGACGAAGACCAAACGCAAATGGCCCAAAACGAGGCACGTGACCCAGCATTCGCCCCATCGCCACGAGAGCCACCAAGTACCACGGCTGTTGGAGAGTTTGATGTTGCATATATTTGCCCTCTAGTGTCTGTGTTGTCAACCCATGCGAATGTTGTTGTTCCATATCCATTCATAAGGTCTTTACCCCATACCCACTGAACTCCAGCTGCTTGTTCAATACCAAATTTCGAAGTTAAGTGAGGATAGTGTTCTACTTTTCCAGCTACTGTTTCATATCCATCTGTACTTGATGATTTACCCTCTGTTACTCCATATGCGATAGTAGGGAATTCATCATAACCCATCATCTTTTTACCATGTGAAGCTGCTATCTCACAAAGTTGAAACCATGTAAGCTTTCCATATGTCAAAGTTCCATCTCCACCATACATTAAAGGAATTTTTGGAATAAGTCTTCCGTATGATGCAGCACCTCCAGCTATAAAAGCTCCAGCTTTTGAAGTACCATTTGTAATGTGTTCGCTGTTTAATAAATAGATGTCATACCATTTACCATTAATATAAACCATACCCTCTGGATTACAATTTGGTCTAAATTTTAAATCCCACATAGAGTAAGCATTAATACCTCTGATTTTTACCATGTCAGCTTCAGTTTTGTTTCCTGTTGGAGCTTCTGCTTCTGGAATAAGTCCATAGTGAAATCCACCAATAAGTCTATCGGCAGTTATTGTTTTATCTGCACTTATATAAAAAGTACTATCTGCTTTAGCATATACATAGTAATCAGTACCAGCAGTTTTTACACCAGTATCTAAATTTGTATTTAAATCTAAAGTTACATTAGCTGCTACTTCCACTGCTGTTGAACCTACAAGTACTTGAGTTCCTGCTGGAATAACAATGCTTGATGGACCAGCTTTTAAAAATAAAGCTTTGTCGTAATCTGGCTTTTTGAAATTTACTGTTAATGCAATCAGATTGTTCGCATTTTCTATCTCTTGAAATGTTGTAGTACCGCCACTGTGAATGATACCACTGTCAGTTATTTGAATTCCCATTTTGTTCTCCTTAATCGATTAATTTAACTATCGCACCATCATTTACAGTTATGCTGTTAAATGTAACTGGATTGATAAATGCTGCATTTGTATTTGCTGGAATTACTACATCCCCAAGTGTATTTGAGTGCATGAAGTCTCCAGTGTCCATGTTTGATAAAAGCTCATTTATTTTTTGTGATGAGTATGTTTTATCAGATGCTGGTGTGATATCATTTATTTTTGCATTTATTGTATTATTAACTTTTTGTGATGACCACACATTTGTTGTATTTGCAACTGTGTCAATAACTAAAGAGCTGTTTGTCATATCAGCACCGTTGTAAACTTGAATAGTATGTGTTGATGTATCACTGAAGGTTATTGTATATGTATCTGTTCCGCCTGATTGTCCAGCTTGTCCACTTGCATCTGTTGTTGAAGTAAAAGAGATGTCCGTTATAGAAACTCCTGTATCTCCTTTTTCTCCTTTTTCTCCTTGCCCAAATGGTGACCCGCCATCCCAGTCTCCAGCTGTATCACTTCTTTTAAAATATATTGTTGATGGTTGTACATCTGTTGCAAGGTATGAAAAATCTTTACCTTGTGCATCATATAAAGAACGATTTGCAAAAGTTCCAACTGCATCTGGATCAAAAGCTTCTCCTCTCTCTCCTTTAAGTCCTTGTGGCATATAAAGTGTGTAGTTCCCACTGTTTTTATCATATGATAAACTTGCACTTTCATTTGATGCAATCATTACTACTTTTGGATTTATAGCAATAAGCTCATCTCTTATTTGAATTACTTGAGTTGTTTTTGCTGGAACTTGCAGTACTGTATCCATGTTTTCTGATACAGTTTTAACAGAAGTTATATCATTTGCAACGATGTCAATATTTGGCTTATTACTTGCAACTGTATCTATATTTGCTTTGTTTGAATTAACACCTTGGATATTTAAAAGGTTTGTTTCTACATCTATAATTTTTTGAATGTTATCATGTAGAGTTTTGATGTTTTGTCTAGTGTCATAAAGGTATTGAATTTCATCTTCTTTATCAGCAAGTGCGATAATTTTATCTATTCTTTGACCTAGTGCAATTACATCTCCTACTCTGTTTGCTAGTGTTTGAAGTGCCGATGTCGTTTTTGCCCAGTAGTATGCTGGTTGTGAATCTATAAAATTTCCTGCATATGCATTTAGTTCAACTCTATCAATATTTGAAGCTCTACCATTAGCATCTCTAAATCTAATTAATTGAGGTGTGGTTCCTATTGCATCTTCTACTGTAAGCTCTGTATTGATTACATTTGCTATATATGAATCATGATTTGCGATATAATTTTTAATGTCTGCGTGTGATGTTAGTTCCAGAGTAACCTCTGTTAATCCATCTTCAAGTAAAGTTACAAAATCTATATCGAGTATAGTTCCATCATTAAGAGTTAGTTTTGCACCACTGTAGCTTACATGCTCTGTTGTGCTGTTATTGTTTAAACTAAGGTCAATATCTATTTTTCTATTTCCTAAATAATTGCCTTTTTTAATATCTGATGTTATAAGTGTAATGTCGATATTACTAAGTTCTTCTAGTCTTTCAACTGTTTCAACATCAAATAAATCTCTCATCTCAATAATTAGATTAAGATTCTCTACAAGTTGGTTTACATTTGCTATAAAACTTTGAGAAGTTTCCATTCTATACTCCTATTGTTGCTAGATATTGGTCTAGCTTTTCCATTATTTCACTATCTCTAGTGTTATCTGCATATTTAATAAACTCTTGAATAAGATTATTTTCATCATTGTTAATAAATATATTTTCGTTGACGAAAAACCTCTCAAAAATATCAAACACAATATCTTTGAATTCTATTTTCATATTTACATTTTCATAAAACATTTGAAGTTTTGGCATAGGAAATAAAAGCTTTAAAAAATCAATTGATGTTGCTCCACTTTGAATAAATAGTTTAATGTCTTCGATATCATCATTGTCAACAAAAACCATTTTATAAAACATTGGTATTTCTGATTCCTCTGTTTCATAAAGTGTTATTGAGAAGTTTCCAGTGGCATCTGTTTGAATAGTTTTTTTAGTAGCTATTTGCCCACTTACATCTAAAGCACTTAGTTTATTTCCATACTTATCACATAAAATAAATTGGAGTGTTTTATTTGCATAGTCTTCATCTGTTAAAATTTTTATGTTTCCAGTTATTGTTCTCATAGTCAAATACTATTTAAAATATCTGTTTTAAACTAGGTGGGTATTTTTTATGTAGTTTTATATTAAAGGCTAAAAAGTTTTAGCCTTTATCTTGTTAGCTTTTCCATACAGCATCATATTCTGATTGCTGTTTGTCTCTTTTTTCATACTCTTTTGCAACTCTGTCTTTTTCCATATCTAGCATATCTTCATTAAATTTCTTTTGTTCGCTGATACCATAGATACTTGCTAAAGCTCCACCAATTGCTCCTATTCCTTGAAGCGTTCCACCTATGTTTTTACCAGAGAATGCATCCCCAAAGAAATTAGTATCACTTTGCGTTGTTTTTGGCATATCAATAGCTGTGTTTTTAAAATACATGTCTGTAAATGATGTATTTACTCCTGCTCCTGTATCGATATTTGTTGTATCTAATAGATTATCGAAATTAAAATCTAATGCTGTTGCTGCATCTTCTGTTTTTGCTTTAGGTTTAAAAACCGTCCAATCTTGATTTGGTTCCCAGTCCATAAATGTTTTTGTCATACTCATAAAATCTCCTTATACTTGATATCTAATAATTTCTGGTTTTGTGTCTTCAATATTTAATGCTGGATAATCAATATCCATTGGGTCATTGAAATACCTATCAAAATCAATATCTCTTTGGTTATCTATTCCTAAAAGATAAGTGCTTTGTTCATGTATTGCACTTACACTGTATTCGTTGCTCCCAGCTCCAGCATTAAAAAGATACCCTCCAGCACTTGCTTCATATAATAAATCTATGTCGCCATATACAGCATCCCAAATTTCATTGAATTGTTTGCTCTTTTGCATTGCTGCTTCAAGCCATTTTTGATAATCAGCCATAAGGTCTTCATACAAGCTTTGTGCTTCTTGAAACTGCATATAAGCATCGCTTATACTGTAAATTCCAAGTGATACTTGTACATATGCCTGATTTAAAAATGCTGCTACACCCGATGCTTTTGCTAAAATAGGCATTCCCACATATGCAGCATACAAGCTTCCTGCAATTATAACCGCAGTAGATATTTCATCTACATGGTTTAATATGTTTTCGCTTCCGAAAAGTTCTCTTTCTACTTTTCCTAAAATTGTAACAGCATATGTTGTAAGCCTACCTTGATTGTATTGTCCATCCAATGCAACCATTGCGGCAGCAATACCAATAGGACCACCATATATTGCTGCGACTACATATACTACTGTTGTTGCAACTCCTACAAAAGAATCCCTAAAATTAGTCCAGTCTCCTTCAACAATTCCTTTGAACATTCCTTTAATATTATTAGCTACTCCTTTTACTACATTGTCAGCAAAATCTGCTATTTCTTCAAGTGTTTTTCCTATAAAATCTACAGCATCGTTGATAATACCGCCTATTGGGTCTATCACTGTGTCCACTATTTTCTTAACAACGCCACCCATTGCATATCCTCTCGTAGTCCTTTAAACTGCAATATCCCATCTTGTTGTGTTATATGAAAATATCGTTTATACATTTCATAGTTTTTATTTTTTTTCACAAAAACTGGCTTGTTTTTCATCTTGTCTAAACAGTGCATAAAAAAGAAAAGTGAACCCATCTTTTTTCTATGTTCTTCATATATATAATAATAACTTAGACTAAAGTGTGTTGGATACTCCATAGCCAAGCAAAATCCAGCAATCTCTCCATCATATTCAAGCTTTAAAGCAATTCCTTTTTTTATATGCATTAAAACATTTTTAAGAAGCTTTCTATCTTTTAGCTCTTTTAAAAGAGCTTTATTTATTTTATATGCTTCGCTTTTGTTTATTGGAGTTATCTTATAGTCTAACATAACAACTCCCATAAAAATTGCCTAGTCCTGATGCATTCAATAATACTCCCTTGTCTAATGTTTCTTTGATATATCTTGCTTTTTTATCTTCATTAAAAAAATCTGCTGTTTTATAAAAATACTTTTTAACTCGCATTTTGTATTCTTTGGATTAAATCTTTTAATTTATAACTATCATAATCTATTTCATTTACATATTCAACTGAAAAACATTTATATTCTTCATTCAATTCAATCCATAAAATTACATACCCAAAGCTGTCAAGTTCACTATCAATCAATAAGTCATTTTCATCTTCTAGAGGCTTTGCGTTTTCACTAACTAATATTTCGTTTACTTTTTCTATTATATCTTTCATATTTAGCCTTAGTTATTACATGTAATAGTAATGCTTGGTATAACATCACTCTCTATGGCTGGTTTATTGAGAGATACTTCACTTTGATAGTTTATCTTATTGGTTGGAATTCCATCTATTGTACTTTTTGAATCAGCCATTTGTTCTGCACTAATTGTAATATCATCATCTGTTGCGATTGCTTGAAGCTGTTGCACTTTAAAATCTGCTTTTTTCATAAATGCATTTTGATGGTTTGCTTCAATTGCTATGTATCTTCTTGCTTCTTCGAATTTAGCCTGTTGCTGTGTAACTTCTAAACTTGCCATTTTTACCGCAGTTGATGACCTTAAATCTCTATGTCTATATTTTTCAGATACTATTTGTTCTGCAAGAAGCATTGTTTTTCCTTTTTCTACGCATTCTTGCTGTGTAACTAAATCTGTCTGTTTTTCTTTTAGTGTTGTTTCTTTTACTATGTTCGCTTCTCTAGCTATTATTTCTGGTATCTCTTTTGCCATTTGCATAATTTCATTAATAACACCTACACTTACTTGAGCTTCATAGGTTGCTATCATCTTTGCTTTTTCATCATCTGCAACTTCGTACTCTTGGATGTTTTCTTTAAAGGTTTCTCTTGCTTTTTTAATGAATACATTTTCATCAAGAGCTGCTGATATTAAATTGATGTTATCTATAATATTTTGTGTAGTTACTGCCATGTTATATCCTTACGAAAGGACTTCTTAGTCCTTTTGAGTGTCTATTTTTATAATAAAGTTCACGTAAACTCAAAATCTCTTTATCATAAAGGTTTAAGTAGTGCGTTGATTTCCCTGTATTCTTATCACTTGTATAAATTTGATAAGCTAGATGCATAGAATAAAAAAGTAATGCATTTTTAGCCATAAGTGAAATGGGAATATTATCTGTTTTTAAAAGTACTTGCTCTACAAAGTTGTAGTTAACTTCTACTTTCATTCCTGCTTTTAATAGTTCTTGTGGGTACAAGAAAAAACTTTGCTCGTCCATACACACATAGTAATTATCATCATCTATTGTGTTTTTGTTTTGGCTCATCCAATCAAAGCTTTTTATTGTAACCGGTTCTTTGTCTATATTTACCGATATTACTCTCATACAGTTATGTGGAAGTTTGTATCTATTTTCATTTTCTTTTATTGTATATACTTCTTGATGTGAAAATAATAATAACTCTCTTGAAAGGTTTGCAAGTGAAGAATTAATCATATCTATTAACTCTTCATCACTCCATCTATATTTTTTTGGTTCAGTATCATTTAATCTACTTCTGATTGCTAATAAGATGTCGTTTACTTGCATAATTTTCCTTAATTTTCTTTACTTGGTAAATGTGGAAGCAATGTAGCTTTTAATGTATCAATTGTTTTTCTACCAATTTTGATACCAGCTTTTATACAAGCTTCTTTTATTTCTTCTTCTGTTAAAGTCTCTAAATCTTCTTTGAATGGAAGAATTGAACCAGCAGTTTCTTCTGAAGTATTTTCAGTTTCTTCTGTTGTCTCTTGTTGTTCTTGAGATTCAGCAGTTTCTTCTGTTGTTTCTTGTTGTTCTTGAGATTCAGCAGTTTCTTCTGAAGTATTTTCAGTTTCATCTTTTTCTGCCAATGATTCTGTTAAATCATCTTTCATATTCTCAATACTTTCTCTTCTATCAAGCTCTACGCCATATTCTCTACCTAGTGCTTCTAATTCATTTTTGTCAGTAATAGTTTCTAACTTTTCAATAACTGAATTTTCTTTTATATCTGTATTCTCTGTTTGTAAAACTTCATCGTTTTCTTCATTTTCGCCAACGAAAAGAGTTTCAATATCCACTCTTTCAAAATGTGGTTGTCTCAATAAAAGTGTTGATTCAATTTCATTTACAATTACAATATCTCCAGTTGATAAGATAGGAAGCTTTCTAGCTCCTACCTCAAAAAGTTTTTTTTGAAAATTACCGATGAACCTAATAGCAGCTAACTTTGGTGTATGTATAGTTGTTTTTTTCATCGTAACTCCCTATTAAGAAACCGCATTTACAATTGCAATCATTCCGAAATCTTTTCCGTGATAAACAGATGATTGTTCAGCTGCAGTTTTACCTTTGAATTTAGTTTTATCGAAACCAGTTCCTCTATCAACTCCGACAAGAAGTTTTCTTCCACCCTCTTTAGGGTCTTCATAATAATCAAATCCCTCATCAAAAGGTTTAAGACCAGCAGTTGCCCCTAAGAAAAGGTTGATTTCTGTTTTTTGTCCAGCTGCACCTGCATAGCTATCAAATCCTGTAGCATATACAGTTTCAACACCATCAACTGTTGTTTTGTACTCTACTAAGTCAGAAGTGATAATTCCTGATTTTCTTGCACTCCAGTTGCTTCTTTCGAATACAACAACACCTTTATAAACACCGAATGCCCCAGTAAAAATTGGATTATCATCTCCTCTAGCTGCTGCAAATTTTTGAGCTTCAATCCATAATGGGTCTTCTCCAAGTTGTTCTGCTGCATTTTGTCCGATTACTAATAAGTGATACTCTACATAATCAACAATTCCCTCTTTATTAACTGTTTTAATTACAAATGGTTCTACGATTGGGTGTGGGTTTCCAGCACCGTCAACTCCATTTTTAGCTCTTTTTTTAGCTTCAACAATTGCTGCAGTTGAGAATCTATCTCCAGCCGTAATAGATGTTGTTACGTTAGATGGGTATACTCCATCTGCTGCACTACAAGCTACGATATTTGTTGCATTTGCTGTTAATTTTGCAGTGATAATTCTATCTTCTCTTGTTCCTAACCATTTTGGTAAATCTTTATGTGCTTTACTTCTAAAGTTTTCAGTTGCCATTTTGCTCTCAAGCTTTTTAGCTTTTGATTTTAACGATTGACCAAAGATTCCATAATCAACATCTTGGTATAAAGTACTTTGGCTTCCGATGTTGTCTTCAAAGTCTTGGTTTCCTGTAATACCTTCTCCCTCAATGTGGTCTCTAAAATAAACTCTTACCGTTCCACCCTCTTCGTTTGGTGATTCAGTTCTAAGGTCAGTCATAATAACTGCACCCTCATCGTTGTTCATGAATTTATTCCACCAGTTAAGCTCCACTGTTTTTGCTGTTACTGTTCTACCATATTTTTGTAATACCTGCGGATCTGTTTCTGCCCAAGTTGCCATATTTTTTCCTTTTTGTTAAATTAAATTTTTAGTCTCTACCGATACCAATACTTTTTAAGTAATCAGTATCAAGAACTTTTTCCATCGCTTCTTTTTGCATTTTAGCAAATTCTTGCACCTTTTTGAGTCTCTTTTCATCACTAGTGATTTCACCAGCTCTCATTAGAGTCTCAAAATCTCTCTCTATCTCCCATCTTTGTTCTTGGGTGTCAGTTTCATAAATCATTTACTTACCTCCCAATCCCAATAGATTTAAGATATTTTTGTCTCTCTTCATCACTGCTGTATGAGTTGTCTCCAGTTGCACCATTTACTCCACTTAGGTCTGGTGGTAAATTGTCATCCTCTTCGCTATTGTCTGGATTTAATTTTTTATACTCTTCATGTGCCAGTTTTAAAAATTCGTATTTTGTTTTTGCAGTGTCTCTGAATTCTTTTTTCTTTCTTGGACTCAAGTCTTCTTGGATAAATTCAGCCAATGCTTCCATATCAACATCTGGGTTCTCTTGTGAAAATTTATTTGACTCTGTTAAAATTTCAAATTCTCCTCTTCTTCCTTTTAGCTGCTCTTCGAATTTTCCAATTTCTTGTTTTTTAAGAGTTAGTTTTTCATCTCTATATTTTTCAAATCTATCTCTTAGCATTTTATTTTTAGCTGCAATATTTGAATCACTTGCTAATAATTCAAGTTCATCATCGTTGAATAGTGAGCTAGGGTTTTTTTCAAGTTGAATTTCAAACTCATCTGCTATTTTATCTGCTACATTGTTGTACTCTTCCTGTAAAATAGAAAGTCTTGCTTCATCTTTTCTAATGCCCTCTTCAATAGCATTTACATCCATTTCTTGTGTATTTTCTTGATTGGTAGTATCTGCTGTTGGATTTTCAGTTTGGTTCGTTTCTTGCGTTTGCGTATTTGCTTCATCTGCCATTCTAAGTCCTTTTAAAATTCTTGAGTTTGTAAAATTGTAAAGAGTTTTTCAATTTTAAACTAGGTGGGTATTTGTTCTAAATAAATTGAATTAGTTTTTTTAACTCTATTTCATGACCATATCTTGAGTTATACCTTGCGAATAATAACTCTATATACTTACTTGCACTAGGTGTTGATTTTGAAGAATACTCTTTAATATCTTCTATAATTTGAGGATGAAGTGTCATAACTGGTGTTCTTGTTTTTTTGTAAACTTGGTTATAGTCTCTTTTTGAAGCTATAATCAAATTTGGATTTTCTAAAATAAAAAAGTTTTGAACAACTGATTCAAAATATTTAGATTTACTAACTCCATTTTTTTTAGCTCCCTCTTTAAGTCTTTTTATAAATCCTGTAGTAAAACTCCAGTCTGGGCATCTAACACGTCTGTCTTCATTTTCATCGTATATTGATGTTCTTTTTCCATAGTGCTTTGATATTTTTCTAGGAAAGTTTGTTTCACAACCGCTATTCGCTACTTTTGTCATGCTACTGCTCCAGTAATTGGTCTAACTCTTCATTACTCATAGATTCAAGCTCTTCATCTGTATAAATTTTTTGTTTAACTTTTGGATTAATATGTTTAATCTCTCCGTATAATGTTTTTACTGTTGTAGTAAGCATATTATGGTATGTTGCATTTGTTCCAATATTTTTTGAGTTATCAGCGAATCTTTTTGCTCTTAGTAAATTTTCTCCCATAAGTGCTTGTAAGCTTTTTGCACTTAATACTTCATAACATAGCTCACGTGCAACCACTTTCCCGTATTCTTCGAGGTCTAAGTCACTATGTTGAGATTGCCCTTGGTTTAAAAGCTTTCCTTTAATTATCTCTTTTGCATCTTCCATTGGGAGTGTATCTTCTACTAATACTGTTATAGCTTCTTTTTCGTCAACGAAACGATTTTTTTGCCATTGCTCTTTGCTTACCCAGCTCTCCACTGTCTTTGGTGATACTTCACAATCTGGGAACCTATCTAGTACTTTTGCAACACTTAGATTATTTGCTTCATATACTGCTCTTATCTCTAGTTTTAATGTTGGGTCTACTGCCATTTTAAACTCCTCTCCATTTTCCTGATTTTTTTGGTTTATATCTTTTTGGCACTTTTTTAACCTCTTTGATAATTGTTTTTTTAGGTGTTGCAACAAGCCACCCTGACGAAACTGCATCAATACAGTTATCTGTTTGTTGTTTCTTGCTTGGGTCAAATCGTAAAAGTTCTTTTTTGTATTGTTTTTCAAAATCTATATCACACCCTTTGTATATTTTGATTTGATGTTGCTCATGAGGGGCAGTCATATAGTCTTTTATTTTTGCCTGTTTACTTATCTCACGTGGAGGTTTAAAGCCATTGATTCCATTTTTAATAGGAGGTTTTCCTTTGACTCTTCTTTTTGTATTTTCAATAAGTAACTCTTTTTTTAAAACAACTATTAGGGTAATTCCTCCTCCAGCTTCTTCAATCCATACTGCTGCATCTGGGAATTTAATCATCATTTCTATAAGTTGTCGTGATGTTCCATAAACATCCCACTTCCCTCTTTTACCGTCCATGATGACGCACATTTCTATATTTTCTTCATTGACACTCCATCCCTCACATGCTATGGCTCTATCATCTGCTCCATCTTTTGTTGATTCAGCATTGTCAACAAGTATGTAAAAATTTTGTTCAGGCAAGTCAATATCTGCTATGTATGTAATATCTTCTTTTTTAAAGTGTCCTGTTTCGGCAACAGTTACATTTTGATTGTATTGTTTTTCAAACTCTTTTTTAGATACTCCTTTTTTTAGAAGTTCTATCTCTTCATGTGTTTTATAATTTCTATTAGGTAATATTTCTCCAGCTGGTCTGAAGTATTTAAAATCTTCGTATTCATATGTGATATCTTCTTTTGTGATAAGTGGAAGTGTTATAAGTGTCCAAATACCATCTTTAGTTTCAAGGTTTCCACCGATGTGTTTTTTAACTCCTTGTTCCTTTATAAACATACCTGTTGCATCATCTTCTGCCAGTCTTTGCATAATATTTATTACAGAACCACCATTTTCAAGTCTTGTAAAAACAGAGTTTTTTATAAACTTCCATGCATTATCTTTTTCTGCTTTACTGTCTGCATCGTTTGCTTTTAAGCTGTCATCGATTACTGTGATGTGTGAACCTTTACCAGTAGCAGCTCCACCTATTGAAGTACCAAAGTATTCACTTCCATCGGTCAATTTCCAGTTTGCTTTTTTGTTTTGGTCTTCACTAAATTTTTTCTTTGGGAATAAGTCTTTATAATATTCACTTTTCATAATAGTTTTTATATCAACACTGGTATCTTCTGTTAGCTCGGCACCATAAGTAAAATATTGATTTTTTACAAATTCCATAATGCCTTGAACATATGATATAAACTGTCTTACAGTAAGTTCTGTTTTAGCAAATCGTGGAGCCAACTCTATAATAACCCTGTTCTCTTTTCCGACTATAACATTCCATAAAACCCTAATTATAAGCTCATGGTACCAATACTCTTCAAACTCACGTCCATAAACATTTTTAAAAACACCATGGATATAAAGTCTAAAACCTTCCCATCCACCTTTTCTAATTTTTGCACGAACTACACGTTCCTCAAGGTCTCTTTTCTCTTTGAGTTTGGCTGCTTTAATTTTTTGCTGTTCTAGTATTTCGTTTTTGTCCATCTTCTATCCCAGTGAAAAGGTTTATCCCAAGTCTTAAATTTAAAAAACTTTTCAAGAATATTAAAAAGGAATTCCATCACTTCCATCTTCCATCAAAGAACCTTGCATTTGTGGGACTTGATTATTGTATGTTTGATTTGCACCTTGATTTGATTGGCTATAGTTTCCTTGTGGTTGATGCTGTCCATGGTTATATTGCTGTTGACCAGTTGATGCTGTATTATTGTCTGATGGTCTTCCATCAAGCATTTTCATAGTCTCTACTCTTAAGGTGTGTTTGCTTCTATTCTGTCCTGTACTATCGATCCATTGTTCTAAAACAAGTCTTCCCTCAAGCATTACCTTTGAACCTTTTCTTAAATACTGATTTGCAGTTTCTGCCATTTTTCTCATTATGTTAAATTCTAAAAAGCATACCTCTTCTTTTGTTTCTCCAGAAGCAGCTTTGTACTTATGCGATGTTGCTATGCTACTTTTTGCAATTGCAAGACCGCTTGGAGTATATTTTAATTCAATATTTCTCGTAAGATTCCCTACACATATCACCTTGTTATACATTTTCTTCTCCTTTGTTTTTAAATAGTCGTATATCTTTTCCTATGCCTTTTATTATAATATCTGGCTTTAAAATCTCAATTTGTGCCTTGTAGTTTCTCAGCATACTGGGATTACACTTCACTAAAAATTCTTTAAGTTCCTTGGGTGTTTTAATTTCAATATCATTTCCCCCTTGCCAATGTTTTAAAATCATAACAACCCCATGTCTGGAATCTCTACTTGAATATCTTCTTGGCTATCGCTTTTAAATTCTGTAACTTCCACTTCTTTGTCATATTTTCTTTTAAATTCAAGATCAAAAGGATTAAGTCTTATCTCTGTTTTAAAGTGCCGACCATTTTGTTTGTTTTTAGAAAGTTCAAAATATCTAACTTCTTTATTGAGGTCATTCCCCTCTTCATCATATTTTGGCTTTAATTTATGGATATACCATATTTGGTTTGCTTCGTGAGCACCTTTTTTACTTCCCATTGGAGAGTGAACACCACCTTTAGTATCTTCTTTTCCTTGTTGGGCAATAAGTAAAATAATAATATTTAATCTATGGCATAGCTTTGCAAGGGTGCTAAACTTTTCAGATTCCATTTGCTCTACTGTACCTTGAGTGCTTCCATTGTCAATTCTCATCTGAGAATCAATTAAAACAAATTTTCCCCCCTCTTTGGCAAAGATTTTTATCTCTTTTACGACATTATCAAGGGTGTATCCATCGTTAATAATGGTCATATTCTGCTTATTGAACTCTCTTTTTTTTGCCTTGTTTTGTTTTATAAAAGAATCTATCGTAAACTCAAAACAAAAAAACAATGTTTTAAATCCAGCTGATACATTTCTAAGTATTTGAGTAGATAGTAAAGTTTTACCAGCTTCTGCATCTCCCATTATAAGTATTAGTTGCCCCTGTTCAATTCCTCCACCTAATGCACTATCCACAAAAGATACTTTTGTTTCATATATAGGTTCTGTCTTTTTACTTTCAAACTCTTTTTCATATTCCTCATAGCTTTTAGCCATTGAGTTTGTTCCTATATTAAGTCTATTTATCTCTCGTTCAATATCTTGAACTATCTCTCCAGTTTGCTTTTTTGCTCCTAAGCTTTGTTGAATTTGAATTGAGAGTTTGTAATATTCCCTTTTGTTATACAAATCTATAATAGCTCTTGCCATCTCGTACACGTTTGGTTGAGCAGGGTATCCCATAGCTGTTTTAAATAATCCCATAAGCTCTTGATCTTTTTTAACAATTTCTGATGCCACAAGACCTGTATCTATTTTTGTATATCTATCTTCGCAAGATTTTATAACATCATAAATTTGCCCATATCTCACATCCGAAAAATGCTCCGCTTTTAAAAGTTCACTTATTTCAGTTAATTTATCAGTTTGTACCAAACTGTTTAAGAGTATCATCTCTAATTCTTTATCCTCTAATGTTTCTAACATGCTATTTTTTCCTTTTCGTTTTTATTAATATTTATTTTTTTGTCCATTAAAAAGCTCACGGAACCTACTAACATATCGTACAACTCATCTTCTTCCATCGTGAAAATAGATTCATTTACCCCCACATACCCTAAAACTGCGATTTCAAATTCATCAAAAACCGCCGCCCCCTCATTTGTTTTAAATTCTCTCATTTTCATTGGAGTTTTTTCTCTAGCCTTAGCAAAAAGAAAAATTTTCTGGATAAGTGAAGAGGTTTTTTCTTTTAAAATTTTAGATTTGTTTTCAGTTTCTTTTTTTTCTTCTATATCGGCTCTAAAATCTTCAAATCTTTTTTGACTTAAAAATGTATCAGATTGTGCTATATGAATAGGTTCTCTGTCTTTGACTTCTTCTGAATATAATTTTGTAGCTTCTATGAGAATTTCTAATTCATCTTTTTTTAGCTTTTTAAAGAGTAACTTAGCTCTGTCTTTTCCTCTTTTTCTTGGGTAGTTTTTATACCAATCCTCAAAAGAGATATTTTCAAGCGATTTTTTATCGCTTAGAGCGTTAGTCTTTTTGGTAGTAGATGGTAGTCTCTGTTTAGATAGTGCCAACTTGGCACTCTCTTGTTGTGTCAAGTTGGCACTCTCTTGTTGTGTCAACTTGGCACTCTCTTGTTGTTTTTTCTTTGATTGTGCCATTTTGTCACTATCGTTGATTTGTGCTATCTTGTCGTAATTGATTGAATACCAATTGGTTCTATTAAATCTGTTTTGATCTAATTGCTTTGTAATCAAAAAATCATCATCAGTAAGTTTTTTAACAATTCTTTTTAAAGTTCGTATTGACCAAAACGGAAACTGTTTTTGCCAATTTTCAAATGAATTATAAATCCATTTTTGATTATCAATAACTTTATTACTATTATTTAGCCAATACTGGACCTGTTGTAAAAAAAGTGCCTCATTTAATCCTATTTTTTCTGCTAGTCTTGGCAATACTACCAGAGGGTAATCATCTAAAAGTAGCGACATCTTAAGGTCTTTTTGGGTTAATTAGCCAATTAAGGTCAATATTTCTATCTTTACATACTTCGATTACTTGTTCATATGGAACTCTATCATGTTTTTTCATTGCTGCATAACTTTGCCATGGCATGTTTAACTCTTTGGCTACTTCTTTGTCTGTGTTTAGACATAGTACAAATTTTATCTTTGAATTAAATTCATCAAATTTTCTTACCATTTTTGACTCTCCAAATTTTTAATTTATCAAATCATACTATTTTGTATCTTAATATCTTGTAAATACAAATATTATAATGAAAAAAAGTATTTTAATAATTTGTAAAGTCAAATATTAATTGTATTTATGGTATAATATAAGAAAATTTCAAGGAGCATTTATGAATACAATTTATGAAGCTTTGGAGCGAGTTCAAGAATTATACGGTAAAAAAAATATGATTGAAATGGCTGAATTATTGGGGATGCCTAAAAATACTTACTATGATAATGCACGAAAAGCCAAAGAGGATTATGACAAAATTAAAGAGTATGAAAAAGAGCAAAATCCAATAAAAAAAGAAATTCTAAAAAAAGCTATTTATGGCGGCAAACAAAAACATTTTACAAATGCTCTATATCTTCATTTTATAGATTTAGCTAGAAAAGACAATTTAAATTTAAACTGGATATTTAGTGGTACTCCACCCATTCAGCTTGGTTCTAATGAAAAAATAGGAAAAATAGTACAAAACTACAATCTAAAAGAATATGTAACGGATGATACTGTTGCTGTTCCATATTTTCAAGACATAAAAGCAAGTGCTGGAAATGGTTATTTAAATAGTGAAAATGATGAGCCTGATTTTATAGTTTTACCTAAAGCAATGATTAAAGGTAAGAATATCAATGCTCTTAGAGTTCATGGTGATTCAATGGCTCCAAATATTAAGCCGGACTCAATCATTTTTATTGATTTATCAAAGAAAAAATTAAAAAAAGCTTGTGTTTATGTAGTAAGGTATGAAGATGAAGTTTATGTAAAAAGATTAGAAGAACTAGATGATTATATACTTTTAAGGTCTGACAATATTTCATATAGCACTATAACTGCAAAGAAAGAAGATGTACATATTATCGGGCAAGTTGTAAATACCATGTCAACTGAAAATATTGAGTAATGAATAGAATCAAGGCGACTCCGCCGCCCCCTCCGTTTGTTGCTAAAATTCAAAGGTCACTAAGTATAGAATTTCTTATTATCTTAGTGATTTCATTGTGTTGTATTTGTTTATATCTTTTTGATGATGATAATTTTTATAGAGATACTGTTTTTAAGGTTGGTTTTTATATATATTTTGTAATTGTTGTTTTTAGATTAACTATTGCAGCAATAAAAACTATTTTTATTCCTAAAAGTTGAAAAATTTTTTTAAATTTTTTTTGGTGTATGTATAATATCTATTTTTTAATATGATGTCATGCATTTATACACATACCAATTTTTAGCAAAACCCAGCTTGGGGGATTGGGTACCCCCTAAATTGAAACTTAAATTAATATTTGATTTAGTTTTCTTTTTTTGGTTCTGCTGGTTTTTGTTTTTTTGCTGGTCCTGTTTGCTGCAGCTCCAGCTGGTGTTGTTGTTTCTTTTGCCGGGTATTTGCTGAGTAGCTGTGTTGAAACTTTTGCATGTGCCTTTGTTGTGGGATTTCTTTGTCTTCGTCATCCGGTCTAATTGGTCGGGGGACAAGAAAAATAAGGAATTTTCAAGAGTTTTGATGATAATTGAAGATTGATAAAAACTTTGTTTCGTTGACGAAAAACTGTTTTAGCTCTTCAAGTTCTGGTTAAAAATATTCCTAATTCTTGAAAAAATCAGGAACGACACGCAAATATACCCTTAAAACTAAAAACTTCTTTTTTAATCGTTTTTTATCTTCTTTTCTCTTAAAAATTTTCGCCAAATGGGGGGGCGGTTTTTGCTTGGTGCGTAGCGATGTAAGTTACAGCTAAATTGATTGAAATATTATTTTGTGTAAAATTTTACTGGGCAGAAATCTATCTTAGGATAGTAAAACTTACTAAGCCTTGCAGAAATGCAGGGCTTTTTTTTATTTAATATGAGGTTTTACAGCTTCAACTACTTTATCCATATCTTTAGCTTTGATATAGTTTTTTAGCCAACTCTCAACCCACGGTGGTATTGGTCTGTCTGTATCGTTCCACTTGGTTACCGTAGTGTATTTAATTCCTGTTAATTCTGCGAAATCTTTTCTTGTTTTGTTTATATCTTTTAATATGTTATCAAATACTTCTTTATTCATAAATAATCCTTTTAGTATGTAAAATTGTAATTAATTATTCCATAAAGTATTATTAAGCCTTGACAATTATTCCAAATCGTACTATACTTTTAAAAATATAAGACAAAAAGGAATAAAAATGGAAAACTATCAAGAAGTAAAAAACGATATGGCTATCTTTATGCTAATACAAACAGTAAGTGATGAGTTAGCTAAAGCAAACAGTTCAGACAATAAGGAGTATAAAGAATTTGTGGCAAAAATAGAAGCAATAAAAGATATGTTAGTTAATCTTTAGTGTTTGGTTAACAAAAATTTAAGCTAAATAAAAATAGTATTTTATTACGGATTAACAAAAAGTTACTCCAAATACAAAAAATAAAGGAAAAGAAAATGAAGAGTAAAGAAGAGCTTTTTAGCAACAGTCGTATATTTAGATGTGATGGTCAAGAACCACCTGCAATAGAAGCACTAGAGCTTCATAAAGTGCTTGAAATCAAGGAGTATCCAGATATGTGGATAGATAATATGATTGAAAAATTCACAGAGGGTGAGCATGATGGTTGGGATTGTCAGCTAGTCGGTGGTTCGTACAATTTTTCGCTTGGGCTTTGCAAGGTTATCACGATAAATAGTGATTCAAAAAATAAGAAACTTGTACTAAATGAGATAAAAAGGATAAAAAAAGAGCATATAAAATGTATATTTAACAACCCATTAAGAGGTAAAAAACAAATGCTAGGTCTTAGAATCAAACTAATCGAAGAAAAAGCAGATGAAAAAAGAGAAGAATTAAAAAAATTAGAGGCATTAAAGGAGTCATAAAATGAATACTAATACAAAATACGAAATCATAGAAATAGACAACAAAGAGGTAACTTTTGATGTGAGCAACTTAGCTACATCAAAAAGTTTATATATTAATGCGACTGAAATAGCTAAACAGTTCGATAAAAAACCTACTCACTGGCTAAGACTGAAAGAAGCTAAAGAGTATATGGATGCAGTATGTCAAGTTGCTAATCTGCAACTTGAAGATTTAACAAAAGTAATACACGGTGGAAATCATAATGGAACATGGATGCATAACAGACTTGCGATAAGATTTATGCAATGGCTCAATCCAACCTTTGCAGTAATGTGTGATGAAAAAATAAAAGAGATGCTAGAGGGTAACCCTCAACCAGTAGTATCAGAACACACCCTCACTCAAATACTACACTCAAACCAAGAAACAACTATGGCAATAGTACAACTTGGTAAAAACATGGAAACGATGTTTAAAACTATGTTAGATACCAACAACAACATGGTAAGACTAAAAAGTGAAGTAAAAGAGTCACTTGGAAGTATGGACAGAAAATTAGAACAAGTGGAAAACCGTACAAAAATAACAGCTGAAATATCGGTGCGAACCGATAAGGTACTAGGAAAAACTTATAATTTCTTACGATACCAACCTATGACAAAAAAAGAGCGAAAAGCGATACAAAATGCAGTAGAAAAAAGAGCCAAAGAGATAGCACCTTATCATAATATGACTCTAGAAAATACGATAGCTTCAATATATAGAGCTTTGAATAAGCAATATAATGTTACCACTTATAACGATTTGGAACACAAAGATATATTAAGTGCACTTGATTGGATAGAGTTTTGTGAGCTAGGGACTTGGAAGGGAACATCAACTCTTAAAGACCCTCTTGAAGAAGAGTACGGAGAGAGTGAACAAAGTAGTGCAAGAGATATTTATGGAAATAGGTTTTAAGGAGTAAAAAATGAAACAAGATGTAAAGAATTATTTTGAAAACTACGGTTTAAATTTTGTAAAAAGAATTGCAAATATCAAAGATGATAGAGAACTGTGTCAAGAGCTGGAGATAGAACACAAAGAATTTGTCAAAAATGGATTTGAACCATTTGTAAAAAATATCATTGCGTACTGCAATGAGAGAATCATAAATCTTAACTATGTATTTGGAACAAACTATGAAAGGAGGATAATATTATGAGTTTTGGAAAGTATCAGTTTGAAAGCTTCCAGCAGTTTCAAGAGATTCAAAATTTGGCGATGGAGAATAATCTTAAAACTGCTGAAGAGTTCAATAAATATTTAGAGAAAAACTACTCTCACTTAAAAAAGTAGATTTTTCAATAGATAGCATCTAACCAGGTGCTATCGTTTGAGAGATTATAACAGAACTTTGATACAATATCAAGACATAAGATATTTTGCTCCATACGGAACGGAATAACAAACTTTAAGTAGATGTGAAATATACTTTTATCACGGAAAATCAAAAAGGTAAAATATGAGTGAATATACAAATATAGTAAAAAAGACTTGTAAAGAACTTGGCGTAACTCAAAAAGAGTTGGCGGAACTACTTGGTGTAAATGATGGAACACCAGCACAATGGAGCAGTAAAGGAGATATACCTTTAACATCTGTAAAATTTATGGAAACACTTATAGAAAATAAGCAATTAAAAGAAAAATTATCAAGTGTTTCAAATGCTCTTTCAATACTAGATAGTCTAAAAAATGATAATTTATCATAAAAATATATAGAAATATTTATAATTTATCATAAATACTCTTGACAAATATTATAGTTTATCATATAATTACACTGTTAATATGATTTATTATCATATTTATTCTTTAAAAGAAAATCATTTTTAAGGGGAATACAATGGAAAATTATGAGACTGTTAAAAACGAATTAGCTATATTTATGCTTATACAGATTGTAAGCGATGAGATAGAAAAAGCAAATACATCACAAAACAATGATTATAAAGAGTTTGTAGCAAAGATTGAAGCTATAAAAGATATGATTATAAATCTTTAAAGGTCTGTATAGTGAAACTTATTAAAGATTTAGGACTTGTATATCCAACTCCAAACAGTAAAAATAAAAGAAGATATGGGCTATATGAGTGTCCAATTTGTAAAAGTGAAGTGAGAACTGCAACTCATCATGTAAAAAGTGGAAGATCTACTATGTGTAGAAGTTGCTCTGTATCTAAAATCAAAACAACTCATGGCAAAAAGAATACTCGTATCTATAAAATATGGAAAGGTATAAAGAAAAGATGTTCAGATAATCCAAATAATAAAAGAACCTATAAAGATTATTTTTTAAAAGGTGTTAGAGTTTGTGAAGAGTGGGATAATGATTTTATGGCTTTTTACAATTGGAGTATGAAAAATGGTTATAGTGAAGATTTAACCATAGATAGAGAAAATAATGACTTAGGCTATACTCCAGATAATTGTAGATGGGTATCTAAAAATATTCAAGCAAGAAACACAAGGCAACTTATGAGTACAAATTCAAGTGGCTTTAGAGGTGTACATTTTTCAAGCATTAAAAAAAGATATATAGCTCAAATAAAAGTATCTAAAAAGGTAAGATATTTAGGTGCTTTTGATGATAATCTTGAAGCTGCACTTGCTTATGATAATTATGTTACTATAAATAAATTACAACATACAACAAATAAGCTTCAAGCTATAAAAGAACTAGGTTTAAAGCTTAGAGCTGAAGGTCTTAGCTTTAGAGATACTCACGATAGTGTTCTTGAAGCTGGTTATAAAATAAGCTATGATGCTTTGTTTAAATTACTAAAGGATAAGTGTTGAAAGAAAATAAAAATTTATCAACTGGAATTGAGATTTTTGATGAAAAACTAAAAGAAGGTGTTAGTTTTAATGATTTTGTAAAAATGGTTAATGGGGAGTTTACTCCAAATCCAGTCTATAATAAACTAGAAAAATTACTTAGAAGTAGTAAAGGTAAAACACAAATCGTAATGACTCCTTTGTCTCATACTTCACAAATGCAACAAAGTCTAAATATGATTGATAAAGATAAAATTACAGGGTATAAGCCCTCATGGATTATTGTTGATGATATAGAAAAACTAAAAGATATAGATTTAACTAAAGAATTTAAAGAACAATATATGTTAGAACCAACTTTATCTTATGATGATGTAATCACTGCAAAAGACAAAGTTGAAAAATCTGATTCCAGAGAAGATGCTTTAAATAAGTTAATTAATGAAATGCAAAGGAATAAAATTAAACATTGTGATTGTATTTTTATGAAGCAAGAGCATCTTAATAAAATAGAGGGGATGATGACCCTTTATTCAAATAATAGTAATGATATGTGTCATAGTTCACTTTTTGGTGTTCCTGTAGAAATATATCTTACTCAAGTTGATATCTTAAGATGGGTTGCTAATTTTAAAAGTGACAAAGCAAAAGAGTTAGGGTTCAAAGAGTGGGAAACTTTTGACCCAAAGATTAATGATAAATTAGAACCTAAGATTATAGTTTTGGAATAAGGATTAGGCTTGACAAAATCAAAAATAAGAAAACTAAATAAATATAGAAAAATTAAATCTAAGTATTGGGTGATTTTTGATGACCCTCTTGCTAGGTATAGACTGGGTGGAAACTGGGGCAATAGATTTGACGATGATTTTAAAGGCTTTAGATTGTCTCCAGAGCCTTTAAGTGATGTTAACCCTACATTGCCTAGGCATTGCCTTGAATTTGTTGTATAGGCTCTCCTGATGGTGCTATTTCTGTTGCTTTAGCTTTGTTTAGATTTGCTTTGCTCATAATCTCTTCAAGTTTAGCAGCCATTGTTTGCATCTCCAGCTGTATCTTTTGCATTTGCAGTTGTTGTTGCTGTCCTGCATTTTGAGCTTGGTTTTGTTTGTCTCTCTCTATTAATTGGCTTACTTGCATTGCTATTGGTGAGTCTGTGTCTAGTAAACTAAGCTCTATCATTTCTGGTACTAGGTGTGGGTGTGTTACTTGTAGTGCTTTGATATATTCTCCCCATACTTTTTGTCTCTCTGCTGTGCTTCCTCTTGAATAAGGCATTTGCTGAAGGATGATATCATATCTTCCAACTTGTAAGCTATTTTTTCTTTTTGGTTCTCCACCAACTCTTACTACTGCACCGTTTGAATCTCTTTCAATTTCATTTGCTATGAAGTATGCATCTGCTTCTTTCTTATCTGATATTTTATAAACCTGTTCTGCTGTGAAGTATTGCTGGATAAGTCCTAATGAAATTTCAGCTAAGTCTTTATCTTGTTCTGCACTTGTATCAATAAAATCTTGAAGTCCTACCAGTCCAGCATTTTGTCTGTTCTCAATAGCTGCACCACTCAGCCTATTTACTGCACTTCCTAAGATTTCATTGTTTAACCCTACCAGCTCTTCTGCTTGGTGTCTTAAATCTGCTATTTCATTTCTAAGACTAGCTATTTCGTTGTATTGTTTTATATCTTTTATTTTGTTGCTTGATAATGCTCCAGCTTTGACTTCAACAACTGCACTATCTTGTGAGTACTCTTCTATAAATGTTTCTGCATCATCAACTGCATCACTTTCAAAAAGCATTTTGTTTGTACCCATCATGTGAATTGCTCTTAAGTGGCAGTTGTTGATTCTATCTTGGATTGGTAAAAGATTATAATAAAGTCCTCTCGTATCCCATGGCTCATCATGGTCTATCTCATCCATTCTTCTTATACTGATTGGAAATCTTGTTGTATGATATGGAGATTCTTTTGTCTCTAGTATTACTTCATCGCTCCACACTGCATAATAAATCACATCTCTTTTTTTTCTGCTGTCCCACTCTTTGAACCAACTATAATAAATCAATGCTCTTTTACTATATTGGCTTGTACTTTGGTTTGAATACTCACTACTAGCTTCTTGAGTATATGCTCTTAATTTATCAACTTTTTCTTTTGGGAAGTGCTTATAAAGTCCCTCTATATCAAGAAGTCTTTCTCTGTGAAAATATCTCATATCACTATAATCTGGATTTATAGCAAATGGATCTATATAGCATTGTGATGTTGGTATATGATGATATCTTATTTCTTTTACTTTTTTCCCTAAGATATCTCTTTCTCCAGTATTTTTAACTTTTACTTCCACTACACTTACTGCACTTGTTCTAAGAGCAGCATCTGCTCTTTTTTTGTTTGCCCACCATTCAGTTGAGTCCATAGTTGTTTTTAAAATATTAGTAATAAGGTTTGCTTGGATTCTATCAGTTCCCTTTTGTCTACCGTATGCTTGTATCTCTTGTCGTGATGTTATTTTAAGCCCTGATATTTTTGCATCAATTTTCTTGAAGATGTTTTCCCACATTTCGGGTTGTTCACGCTCTGCGAGTAGGTCTTTAACATCTTGAGGGAGCTGGTCACCCTTGATATAGTTTGTTATTTTTTTTGCAGTCTCTTTACTTTTTTTAGAGTGAAATCGTGCTTCTTCAACTTGAAGCTTGAGTTTGTTTAAAAGGTCAAACTCTTTTTTCTGTTTATCATTCATTATTTTCTCCGTTATTATTATTCATTGTTTCAGCTGCTGCTATTGTTCCACCCACCATATAAAGTGGTTGACCATATTTTTTAATATCTTCTTTCATTTGAGGGGTTATATCGACGCTCCATACCATCTCTTCTATGTCATCGAGTTCTTCCATTTTTGGTTTTACTTTATACTTCTTGAAGAGTTTTTTTGCAATGTTTGGAACTATGTTGTCATAGAAGGCTTTCATACCATCTCCACCAAATTTAAGCTCATCTCCTTTAAGAACATATACCTCATCTGTCGTTGAGCTTTTTGGGTCAATAAGTCTTTTGGTTAGCTCTTTACCTAGCATCGCTTCCACTTCTTCATCTGATGCCACTTTTTTAAATACTACTTCATCTCCCTCTTTGCTTCCTTGAATGTATCCCGTTTGTTTGTTGTAAACAATGGTGTCAAGCTCTTTTTCTAGTGAATATCTTTTTGCTTGTTGTTGTCCTGTTGTCCATGCGATTTTGTCGTAGTCATTTACTACAGCTTCTTGGATCATACGCTTAAGACCCAACTCTGCCCAGTTCTTTTTAAAAGGTGCCTTTGGTATTTTTTTACCATACCCTTTTTTTCTTCCCTCTTGGTGCCAATCACTTTGGAGTTCTTCTATAAAAAGAGTTTTTTTATCATCTATGGCTCTATCATCTACTCTTGTAAAAATTATAATATTTGATTCATCCCAGTGTTGAGAAGTATAATCACCTGGTACTTTTGGAGTTCTAAAAATCAACTCTCTATAATTTTGTGGAGTATCTAATGTGTACTCTTTATATTTTACTTCTCCATTTATCTCATTTGGGATTTCTAAGTCATTCTCCCCTGCTATAAATCTTTCTCTAATTTCATCAAGTTCAGGATTATCGGATGTCTTTTCAACTTTTTCAATAACAAGTCTATTATCATCTAGTGTTTGTTGGATTTGTTCTTTTGTAAGTTTCTCATTATTCTCTATAAGCTCTTTTAGCCCAGACCATTCCAGCTCATCTTCTTTAACACCATTTTTCTCAAGCATTTTCGTCAACGAAACAGTATCTATTTTCCCGCCTACTTTTTCATCAACTACTTTTTCTAAAACTGAATAAAAACCTTGACTATCTACTGCACCTGTAGTAACTGGTGGCTTACCACCTCCAGCAGCTTTTGCCATTTCTTCTTCTGCATCATCAATAAAGTTTTGTATCTTGGTAGCTACCTTTTCTTTTATTTTGTCCCCATATTGCTTATTAAGATATTTTGCTCCAGCTTTTGCAACTGTGTATCCACCCATCCCAACTATAAATGCTTCTGGATCAAATCCTACGATATTTCCATCATCATCTGTTTCAACTCCAGCAAGTGTACCAGCAAGTAAGTTGTCTCCAAATTTAGCAAATGGCACAAGTCCAGCCTTTTCTGCTTCTTCAAATGTCATTCCATCATAAGCTTTTTTATTTGCATCTATAAGCTCTTTGGCTTCATCATAAAGTTTGTTTAATTCATAAAATTTTTGTCTATACTTTTCTTCCATCTCTTTTGTAGTATTTGGAAGTTTATTATCTTTTAGTCCACGAATTAATGCTTTGTATTCATTGTCATTTAAAACCTTATTTACTTTTGTACTATCAAAAGATTTCAATTCTTCTAGCTTCTCAATAGCTGTACTATTTACTGGGTATTGGTTTTTTAATTTTGTTTTTTCTAATACTTCAGGGTCTATTTTATTTTTAGCTTTTACATATTGCTCTATCTCATTTGGTGTAGCAGTTCCTTTTACAATTTTAGTAG